CTGGAACTACTACTTGAGTACCAGGTATAATCTCTTCTGATGATGGTGTACCGTTTCTCATCGGCCTTAGCTGTAATTGAACAGGAAAAGATGAGTCTTTAGCAGCAAAGTAAAGATCAATTTTTGTAACATAAATTCCATTAGGTTCATCAATAAAAAATGATTGAGCTATTGGATTTTTATTGATTTTATATCCTAGTGAAGTAGCCATTCTATTTAACCTTTTTTCCTATCTCTGAAACAAATCCTACAACTCTATATATTGGTCTAGCTATCTTAGAAAGTAATAGTATTCCCCTTTCACTGGGGGTAAGATCTTTACCAGTTTCTACAGCTTTATAGTAATTTGTACAGGCCAAACCGAATTTTGCCATAGTTTTATTTCTTTTAATCATTGCAGCAAAATAAGGACCAATAATATCATAACCTTTCATCATATATGGATCGGATCTTCTTAATCCTATACCATATTTTCGAACTATCCTAAAGTCATTATCACTAACTAATCCTAATCCGTATGTAGCTGTACAAATCCAAGTACCACCACTACCGCTACCGCTACCACCGTCTCCACTATTAGATCCACCACCAGCACCTGGTTCGTTACCACCGCTCATATCACCTACACCACTTACGCCGGTACCGGAACATGAATTAGAATTTCCACCTGGACCAGGGCCACCGCCACCGCCGTAGCCATCGCCACCACCGCCGTCGCTGTATGAATAATTATTAGTAACGTTACGAACTGCTTCAATTTGAAGAACTCGTGTTGACATATATTCTTTCTGTACTGTATCTAAGTATCCAGTAGCAGCATAGATTGCTCGAGCAATTGCTGTTGCATCTCTTTCTTTATCAACACTGATATCTAATATTTTAAATAATCTTTTACCAGTTCTAAATCTTATAGCACTAGTATTAGGTATAAAGAAGCTTCCAGTTACTTCACCATCTGAATTAGTCTGTAGTGCTGTTGAACCAGATGGGTGAGATGTAGCTCGTGTATAAATATTTCCATAATCGGTAGTATCATCAGAATAGTATTGGAAAGATTCTGATCGTACCCAGCTTGAAACATTTCTTCCATCAAAGAAAGCAAATACTTTAGAATTAGGCCTTAGTCCTTGGGCTTTAAAGAATATTTTCCTTGATCTCATAAAAGGAATAAGCGCAACGTTAAGTACTCTTTCACCAACCAGTTCAATAATTGTTTCTTCTGCTACAACTTTATTTACATTTGTAACATTCTGTGAACTGTTTGATTCATCCTTAACATTAGTTGTCGATCCAACTTTTAAATCTTCTAGCTCAAGGCCTCCCCAGTTCCATGACCAGTTATTCCACATATAAGCCTGATTTGTATCAAGTTTAGTACCACCATCAATTGTTTTGTTAGCAGCAAAATCTACGTCACGCCATTCATCTGATGCTGGGGATAGCGTAACAACACCTTCGTGAACAATAACAGCAAATGGGTTAATTTGAATTGAATTACTTGCAAGACCTTGATCAATATAAGCTGCTTCTGAATACTTAAGATAGATATTATCACCTTTTTTTATAGTATTAATAGAAACATCTGAGTCATATATTAACTTGATATTATCTTCATTAAATGTAGGTCTTAATAACTGTTTTAAAGGATCAACTGATGCCGCATAATCTACGTTTCTAGTATCAGACAAGATCTGACTAGTAAAGTTATCGACAAAGAATCCAGACTTAGTTCTATTAGTACCTGCAGAATCTAAGACATCAAAGTTCTTAGTATCCAGTTCAAGCATAGTAAATGATGTAAGTCTTTCTAATTTATCAACTCTCTTTTCAAGCTGAGTAATATCCTGCATTGTAAATCTTTTATGATCGATTTTCTGAAGGAATACATCAGAGTCATTAAGAGTATTTGCACCAAGTCTAATATTGTAAAGACCAAGCGTTTGATCGGGCCTTACTGGTGGGCTAGGATTAATACTAGGAGTACCTTGTATAAATTTCAAAATACCTTCTGTATCAATAACTAGTTTTCCAGCATTTGCCAAATAGTAACTGATATCAGACTGAATAAGATCTGTAGGCTGAGGTAATTCATTAATTCTAGCACCATTCGAAGTACTAGTATATTGTTCACTGGTATCTTGTACCGGCCTAAAGTCTAGAACATCTCTTAGGTTAATTGTATTACCATTATTCAATCTGTGTGATGGTATCTGTGAATAAGCTACCTGTCCTGAATAAGAGTTAACTGCAAAGAAATCTCCGGAGGTGCCGTGTGTAAAATGTCTAAATTTAACATGAATGTTACCACCTGGTGCAGAACTTCCACCCCTTAGTACCATTCTACCAAGTGCATAGAAATTATCTCTTTGTCCATCATCTAGTGTAAATCTGTTTAAATAGCTAACTGAACTGTCTGCGGCATTAATTACTTCTGATACATCAAATATATCTGCTCTACCTAACGGAACAAATTGAGTACCCGAACCATCTGAATCGATTGTTGTTGTAATAGATCTACTAGTTATAGTCTTTGTTCGAACCGTAGCACTCGCCTTATTAACATATGTTAATATTTCCATATTAGTAGAACTAATGGGAAGACCACTAATTGTAGCTGCTGATGTTCCAGCGCCTGATACTGATACTGATCCTGAGAATATATCACTATCTGCATTTGCAAATACCCAGTCTCCGGTATTACTAAATGTTTCACCAGATGCTGAAAGTGATATATTAGCTTCACCAGATGCATTTGTAGTAGTAGAAAATCTACGCTGCGTAGCTAATGAGATATCAGTCAAAGATTGAGGTCTAGTCTTAGGCAGTGAAAAGAGTAGATTATTTTTCTGCGCTTCTTTAAGAACAGCCTTAGAATTTTCTAGAGTAGGATTAAAGTAATTGCTTGAAGAAGTACCGATACTTTTAACATTTCTAAAAGCCTGACCTGAATTCATTTTAATATCAAATAAATGATATCTGTAATTTGCGCCATCTTCACTAACTGCTCTTAGTCTAACAGTACCAATTGTAGATCCGCCATAGTTAATAGCACTTCGAAGATTCATTACCTCCAAAGAATTAATATTAGGTAGTCCCTTAGTATTTCCACTTGGTGATACTAAAACATAGTTACCAAAATCAGCTGATACGACTTCGTTATTAATACTAGTTGTGGTTGAAGATTTACCAAGGCGAAGAGTTGTAGGTGCATATCTAGCAGCTCTATATCCCTCAACAACCGCAATACCATCACTTACTTGAAGCTGTAAGTATCCTGAATCAGAATCTTCATCAAACTTTGCATAGAATGGTTTAACAATATAGTTACCTGAATTCTCAAAGATTCTTTGAGCAATTACATCATTAGGAACTTTATAAGAATCTGTAACTTTAACAGAATTATAAATTACGCCATTTTTAATTGTAGCAATATGTAGGAAATTTTCATCAGAATTGATTTCAGTTTCTTCTGCAATTAAAAGTCTAATACGATATCTGTCTGCACCCGGCGCAGAAAGATTTGGTGTTGAACCCTGATTATCGAATAGCCCGGTATCATCTGCAGTTGTAACTACGTCTTCAACTACTTTAAATCCAACATTTGCATTAGGTGCATCTGAATATTTGGAAATAATCTTAGACTGATTTTCAGTAAATACAAAGAATCCCTGCGTATAATAAATTCCAGAGGCAATTGAAAATCTTGCACCGGTTCCTACTGCTTTGTTTGCAACTGTATTAGTAGTTTGAACGGTAAGAGTTGTAGATCCGTTATCAATATTTTCACCTGCCTGCATACGAATTGGTGCAGTGGTTACGGCTGGTGAAGAAGATGTACTAGTATATTGAACATATAGCGTAGCTGGATCAGATGCTGTAGCTGGTATAACTTCTAAGATCTTTGCGATAATACCGCTAGTCTGTCCTGTAAAGGATGTGCCTACTAAGTTAATATAATTTGATGGTAAAGAATTTGTTGCAGTATTTAATTTAATAAATTCATATTTCTGATTTAAGTGTACACCACCAGGCTTAACTACAGCACCTTCTTTAAAGATATTGCTACCAAATCTCTCAATCTGTTTTTGGATAATTGTTTGCATCTGCGTAAGCTCTCGAGCTTGCAGAGTCTTTCCGCTGTTAAACAGAATTCTGTAATATCCATCACTATCCAGATAATCATCTTTGTAGGTATTTGAAAAGGTTGCGCTAGTAAGTAGGGTCGCCATATTTTTTTACCTTATAGTGTAATAATAACTTTAATATCTTCGGTTTGGTCAGCGGTTCTTGCTACTGCCGCTCTATTTTCAAGATAAAGTAATTCGCCGCTAAATCTATTTACATCATCATCATAGAAGGCATCGTTGTCAGCATCTGCCCCAGCACTTATTAAAGTACCAGTTGAACCACCACCTGTAATAGGTTCACCTTCATTGAATGATGCAAATCCTGTAGTTTCATTCTGGTGTGCATACATCTTGTCACTATCTATATCATCAATAACTGCACGTGCGCCAGAGTTCGAACCGATAACAGTTACGTCTCTCGTAAATGTAGCAGCATCTGCAGCTGATGTTAACAAAAGATATCTTAATACTCTTCCTGTGTTTGCAGTATAATCTGAATCGAATGCATTGTTACTCTTAGGATTCTTAATTAATCCAACCTGACGGTAATCCTGATCATTAACGATCCAATCCTTACCTTCAGTACCGGCTGGTTTAACGTTAAACATAATAGAGGAAGATCTTAAATCTTTAATAGCATTATAGCCCATACCAGAATCTGGACCAATAATAGCACGTGTTACTACACCTGATCCGCCACCACCTGTTAAGGTAATATCTGCATAGTTATAGCTATGACCCATGGTCATTGTACTATCTTGTGATGAATCCATTTCGATTTTAACAACTGAACCACCTGATACAAATGCTGTTGCTGCCGCACCTGTTCCATCACCGCGAATAGTAACCGTTGGTGCAGATGTAAATCCTGTACCACCGTTGCTTACAAAAATACCTAATATCTGTCCCTTTGAAGCTGCCTCTTGTATAGTTGCTTGTTGCTGCTGGACCGTATTAATAGCTGGTGAACTTGAAGAGTCACTAACAAATTCTACTGGTAGGAAGTTAGCTGAAAGATATTTACTTGATGTTGCACCAGATAGACCATACATAAATTTCCATACGTATCCATCAGAAGTTCTAAATGGTTTAGTAGCAGTACCGGTAGGCTTAACAGTAGATGCTACGGCAATACCTGCTGCAGTCTTACCAGCCTTAAGACATACGTATACTTGGTTATCTTCTGTCAAAACATAATATGCATTTGATGGTGTACCAGAAAGATCATCATCCCATGCATTATAGACTGTACCAGTTGACCAATTGTAACGTGGAATAACATATGAAACATCAGCAACTCGTTTTACCGACTGCCAAGCCATTCTAAAGTTTCGTTCTGCTCTCAGACTATTTGCTGGATTAACAACTGTATCAGCACTGTCCCATTGCTCTGAACGACCAACACCGACATAATACCTATCATTAGCACCAGTAATTTCGTTATATACGGTATCAAGTAATTGTTTTTTCAATCGATTTGTTACTATTGCAGCCATCTTAATTTCCTATTAAGTAATCGTAATATATGAAGCAGAGGTATCAGAAACCATATACCAGTCGTTTCCTGACCATATAATTTGACACGCACCATACTGGGCAATTGAGAAGGAAGTACCTTGTGAAAAACTAGTTGGTGTAACAGTTGCTAAACCTGAATTCTGATTAATTAGTATTTTCATCTCTCCAACAACAGTACCATCTGCCAGAGTTGCTGCCAAAGCTGTTGATTTACTAAAGATAATAAATGATCTTGAAGTACTAACAGCACCATCAGCAGTTTGAGTAGCATGTACCAATCCTAGCTTCGAAGTACGTACCGCACCTGTACCTTTGCTACTTATATTTAAATTAATATTTGTATCTGTACCAGTTGATGATATAGTTGGTCCTGAAGCTGCAGCCGCATTTGCTATAGTAATTTCATTTGTAGCCGATGCGGTAGCAGTTAATTTAATAAGTTCTGCACCATTCGAATCATCAATCCTACTACCAATAGTAGGTGCAATAATTGTAGGTGCTGACAATGTCTTGCCTGTCATAACTGATACTGAAGTATTTGTTACAAATGTATCACTATCAGAAAGATTAGGTAAATTTAAATTAATAATTTTTGATATATTACTATTCGGTATAATAGCATAATAATTAGTAGCATTTGCTGAATCTAAAATATCAGGATGAATTAAGTGTGGATCACTTAATGTCTTATTAGCTAATGTTTGTGTAGCACTATCGACAATAATTTCCCCAGTATAATTTGGAATAGTTACTGTACGATCGGCAGTAGGATCTTCAACAACAAGACGTGTTTCAAAGTTATCAATACTTGAACCTTCGAATATAATACCATCACTATCAAATTGAATTCCTGGCATTAGCGCATTGCTATCACCACCAAATCTTTTATAGATCTCTACAAAGTTTTGATTAATCTTAGTACCAGCCTGACGAAGGGTATCACCTGTTCCGTCATTAGCAGTTGTACCGATATTAAGGTTTTGTCTTGTCATGTTCTATCCTATATAGAAACTTTAATACTATTTATACTAGTAAGCCGAGTCAGTTACATATCTTGTGAACATATTATTATCTAATGTTTCAAGTGAAAGTGAAAGTCTTGGGGTATTATTTAAATCACTATCATCAAGGGTAAACGAATTAGGATCAATAAATTCAGCAATCGATGAATAGTAATTATTAATTTGCTGAGCTGTAAGTGACGAATACAGATTTGCCAATTGCTGAATATTATATCTAATTGGTACACCCTCCGAATCCGTAAGTCCAGTAAATTCTGATAGAGTAGTAAATGTTGGAGTAGCTTCACTAATAATTGTAACAAATGCCGAATCGGCCAATGCAATAGGCATATTGTCAAAGCCAAGATCTGCTTCGCCTTCTACTGCAACAATACCCTCAAAATAAAATCCTGCCGGATGTGCAAACTTTTTATATAATTCTCTATACGTTGGAACACCTAATCCAACTTTTAAAAGAATAGAATATATTTGATATCTTCCGTAATCTTGAATATACTTCTGAGAGTTATATCCAATAGCATCTCTTCCTACAGTAAAGATATCTACCTTTGGATATAGTACTTCTACATCTTGTTGAAAGAATGCCCGAAAGAATTCTTCTACTGAAAATCTTGATCCTTTGTTTCTATAATGATCTGCAAATCTACGAGTAGTAAATCTAGAATTTGTAAAATTATCACCGTTTTGTAGACCAGCACCAAGTTCCCCAATCAAACTATTTAAGTATTCTGTTGGGGTTTCTGTAATATCTCTAAGAGTAAAAAGCTGATGTATTTCAGTACTAAACGACGATTGACCATCTGAATCTAAGAAATCATAATAGTATTCTAAGAATTTAACTAGATCTGGATAGTCAGATGTAAAGTGTTCAGGGATAACTTCCCTGACACTTCTATTAATAAAATTAATTTGTCTACGACCTACGTCTTCTAGTTTATGTGTCATTTTACAGTGTCAACTGAGTGTTTTGATAATCGATTTGAGATTGAGCGAAAGATAATTCTGGATCAATATCAATAATATAGTTTCTTAAAGGACGAATAGTACTTTGATTAGTAGGTGTAGCTGATACCTTTAGTACCGAACCACCTTCAATTGAAACTGGATTAAATCCCTGTAAAAGTACTATGCCTGTACCAGTATCATATTGACCGATATTATCAAGTTCTACATCGCCGTCAATGTTTACTAATTCTAATTTCTTTTGATTTAATTTATTACGTATGAAACATGTTTTACCATTAAATTCAAAACGACCTGTAGTAACAATTCTATCTGTATTACTAGGGTTAGCAATAGACATAGGAAATCTAATTGTATAGCTTAATGATTGCCCAGTAATAGGCGTAAATCTTTGTTGAACTTTTACATTCATTCTAGAGTTTAGGATTGCTTCATCCAGATCATCAATAAGAGATAATATGGAAGATCTCCTAAATACCTTCTCAAATTTACCTAAGTTATTTGTAAAGTATTCAGATATTAGAGAGAATACTGCATTCTCAGTTGCTCTTGGTGTAGCATTTGTAAGATCTGGATCAAAGTTAAAGAATGTCTGAAGTTCTAGATAAGAAATTATAGACTCTGTAAATTCAGTATTGATAGACATAATAGCTAAGTTATTCGTTAGCTCATTAACAATCCTATCTTTTATTTCAGCTTGTACTACTGATGAAAGTCCAT